TCAAAAGTATTGCATTTAAGAAATATTGGTCGCACATCGAATGAATTGGATCCAGGCATTTTGAATGATTGTGTGCAGACTTATATTAGGCAGATTTTGACCACTTTGCCTGAATCTGAGAGATCACTATTTGAAGTATATGACTTGGATACGGCCATAAATGGAGTTCCTGGCGTTGCCTATGTTGATAAAATGAAGCTATCGACGAGTGCGGGTTATCCCCATTATTGTGCCAAGCGCAATTTGGTGTACACAGATTATGACGGTGTAAACACGACTTATACATTGCATGAGGAGTATGAGGAGAGAACGATGCGGTATTACACCGAAATGTGTGCAGGGCGAAGGCCACGCTTTCTATTCTCTGGAAATCAAAAAGATGAGGGTATTTCTATGGATAAAAATCGTACACGTGGTCCTAGGTTATTCATGGCCGGTAGTATATACAGCATTTTGATAGGAAGAATGTTGTTTCTGTCATATATACGCGTGGTTCAGCGCAATCCGTTTATATTCTTTTCTGCAGTGGGGATGAATTGTTTTAGCCGTATATGGGCAAAACTATACGTGTATATCACAGTGTTTGGTTTGGATTCGATTTTGGCCGGGGATTATAAAAATTTCGATCAGAAGATGTCTCCAAGAGTTTTGGAAGCTGCCTATTCAGTGATTATTGGCGTTATGACTTCAAAATTGAATGGTTACTCACGATTTTCGGAAGAAGAGAGAACTGCAGCTATTGTTTGGGCCAACACATGTGTGTATCCTGACTGCGAAGTGGATGGTGATTGTTATCAATTATGCGGATCAAACCCGTCCGGCAATTCAATGACTGTGCATACTAACTGTACAGTCAATGTGTTATACATTATGTACGCATGGAAGGTCACAGGACACAAGGTTGAGTTATTTTTCAAGTGTGTGGTGATGATGACATATGGAGATGACAACATTGTCGCTGTAATGGGAGAATTCAAGGTAACTTTCAATTATTCGACTATTCACGCTGCATTGTTGACTATTGGAGTTGAATATACACCAGCCGACAAGAGCGAGCCTTCATCGAAGCATTTTGACAAGATTGAGGAACTTCAGTTTTTGAAACGAGGGTTTGCATTGCGTGGTGATCGTATGTATTGCCCAATTGATGTAGCCACAATTCATAAGTTAGGTTGTATTTGGATGAAATCAACGTTATCGGAG